GTTTCGGCAGTGTCAAGGAATTCCTCGAGATTCTGCTCAGCGCCGGTGTGCTTGAGACCGACCTGTTCGCGCAGCTTGTTGTTGTAGGTTGAGCCGAAATAGGGCATTATCATCCAGTTGCCCACATCGCCGCGCTCGGTTTGGACTTGGGCTTGCTTGGGGAATATCTCGGCCGTGGCATGGCCGATGCGCGCGGCGATGTCTCTGAGAAGTGTGATAATGGCAATGGCCGGGACCGGGGTGGTCAGGAAGAGGAAGAGGTGGAGGCCGCCGGATTTGCTGCGGCAAGGCACGAGGGGGTAGTGGTTTGCGTTTATTTGCTGGATGAGGCGCAGCAGGTCGTCTTGGTATTCGTCGATGTCGATACAGCCCCAGAGGCAGGTGCTGTCGGGGCGGATGGTAATAATACCGAGGGGGTAATCGCCGGCGAGGTGCTCCTCCCAAAGTTCTAGGGTGGGGGCCTCCCGCTTGGTGCGCGCGGTGGCCTTGATCTCCCACTTGGCCTTAGTAGGGTTGTGCTCGGGCTCGCCATGGGTGCCGTGTGCCGTGGGGTGGCCGGCAAATAGGGCCGCGAGGCGCTGGGCGGGGGTAGTGGGCACAGAAATTACTGGGCATTTTTATCTGGATTTTCTATCCTTTTCATTAAGATAACAACATCCAAAGGATACGATTTAACGGCGCGTGAGCCTCCTCCAAGCCAGGTTATTAAGGAACCTTCGCCCTCACGCGGGGAAACAGACGTAATGGCCGTGGCGCGGACCCAAAATGGAAATCCGTTGATATCGGTTAGTTGCAACACGATATTTCTCCTTGATTAGGGGGCTTCGGCTAAGGCGGCGGGACCATGGGCTGCGATCATGCGGAGCAGGAGGAGGGCTTGGCGACTGGGGCGGCGGCGGCCGCGCTCGTAGTCAGAGATGAGAACGCGGCGGCTGTAGGTGTTGTTGGCGTAGCCGAGCAGCTCGGCAAAGGCGGCCTGGTCGAGGGAGAGGGAGAGGCGCAGCGCGCGGATGGCGTCAGGGGGCATGGGTATTGGGCCGGGGGTGAAAGGTATAGGAGGGGCTACTTTACGGTTAATCCTGGGCGCATGCTAGGGGGGTGGGTATTAAATTAATTAATGGCTAAATGGGTTTTGAGACTGAAAACCTAATGAAAGGTATCGGCTTTTGGTGGAGACCATACCATAGTCCAATACCTTAGGATCTTTCAGTAAGACATTGTGAACGGGAGATATTTACGCGCGCCCACACGCTAGGTATTGAAAGTATTGGCTTTTGCCCGCGCGCGTGCGCGCTCACGCAGGCATGTGTAACGGCAATACCCCCGGTTAGCCCCTTTACCCGCCTGCGCAAACGCGCTAAGGTGCCATCCACGGACTGGGCTACCCGTTAGGGGTGCTAGGGCATGTACCGCCCCGGCCAACGCGCATGACCTGGCAACTCGCGGTCTCCGCCCCCGGCGCCGAGAACCGAGTCTCTGCGCATTTAACGCGCGCCCAGCTGCCATTCCACATCTTCCGCCATCTCGAGGTCCGCGTCAGCCGCGGCCGTAAGCAGGAGCGACTCGTTCCAACATTTCCCCGATATGTATTCGCCTGGTGTCCTATCGGCTCGGCCCGGCGCGAGGTGCGTGAGACTTACGGCATCGTGGCGATGGTCGAGGGCACTGTGCCCCAGTCCATAATGGATGATTTGCTGGCCCGGGCCGATTGCCAATCCATCATCGATTTCCCGCGCCCGCCGCGCGCGGAGCGCTTCCTCCCCGGCGAGAGAGTGCGCGTGGCCGGCGGCCCCTACCAGGGCTTCGACGCCATCTGGCATGCGCGCACTGGTGAGCAGCGGGTGCGCGTGCTGCTGGGCATGATGGGTCGTCAGGTACCGATTGACATGGACGACGAGTGGCTGGAAGCGGCCCAAGAGCGAACCCCCCGCGTGAAGGTTAAGCGCCCTTATTGGCGACCGCGGCGGCAAGAAAATGGTTTGTACGTAGCAACTTAGGTCGCATCGACTAAGCGGATGCCTAAGTGTTGGATTGAAGAGCGCTTATGAGCGTGCCGCGCGGAGCGCCTTTGGAGGGTTAAAGATGTTTGAATTGGTTGAAATTCAAGGGGAGCCACGGATTAGGGATGTTGATCTGGCCCGGGGGTTGGAGTATAAGCGACCTTGGGAAATTCGCGATTTGATAAAAAGGATGCGCGAGGAGCTAGAGTTTTTCGGCCCTTGTTCATCTAATGTGATAGCGGCGGATCGCCGCTATAGTAGTGGGGCACCTCCGGAGGAGGAGTTTTGGCTTAATCAGCATCAAGCTGGCCTTGTCGTTGCGCGGTCAAGGACCCCGAAGGCTAAGGAATGCCTGCGGGAGATGGTTCAGGTTTTTGTTGCTTGGTACCGTGGAGAGTTAACCTCACCAATCGCTCAGCCCCCGGCCTATCCATTTCTCTCTCCCTCCCATTTGAAGCGCAGCCGCGATGGCGGGAATGTTTTGCAGGTAGGTAATTACATTCGGCTGGGCTTTGCATCTGCTTGGAGGAAGCACCCGGCCAAGGAGCGTTGTCGCAGGTTCTTTCTTGGATAGCACTACAATGGAAGTGGTGCATGAGGACGATCTCTTTAAGCCGAGGCCGCTGGCGCGCGCTCGGTTGGGTGGTGTTGGCTCATGACTAAACAATGCATCGATTGCGAATCGGACGATCTCGAATATTTCGAGGATCTGGATGGTGGCTATTATGACAGCCGCTGTTACCGCTGCAACGATAAGCTGATAAATCAATCAAATAACATTCGCGAGTGGCAGGAATTCCATCCTGGAACATCTTGCCCTGTGATTGAACGGGATAAGATTAGGTGAATGATGCAAATATTTGTTGTCCATAACCCCAAGACACAGAACGTGTATGTATTCGACAATCACGATGCTGCGCTGCGTTGTCGCCAGGAATTGAAATTGGATCATTGGCATTTATGGGGTTGTGTGATTTTCTCGGATTGGAAGGAAGGGCAGCCCTTATTTGCTGATGAACGGAAAGCAGGATGAGACTCGACGAATACCAGCGCCGGGCGACCACCGTCCGGGTCGAAGTAAGACGCACGAGGAGACGCAGAGAGATGAGCGACGCAGCGAATACGCAGATCCCCCCGGTCAACGGCGCCGGCGAGAAGCTTTCTGGCAAGGTCAAATGGTATAATGAATCTCGCGGCTTCGGCTTCATCGGGCGCGAGGGCGAGCCCGACGTGTTCATGCACGTCAGCGCGCTCAAGAAGGCCGGGCTGCCCGAGATCAAGGAGGGCGACCCGGTGCGCTTTCGCGTGGAGACCACCAAGCGCGGCCAGCAGGCTTGTGACATCGAGCTCGTGATCGGCGCGTGAGCGCCTACCGCACCCAGCCGCCGGGCAAGTTCGCGTTGCGCGAGTTTCTGCTCGGCGTGCTGGTCTTCATCGTAGTGGCCACTCTATTCGTTTTATTTGGATGGCCGCTGCTCGCCTATGTTTGGCACTACTGGACAGGATGAACACCCATGCTCTATAATCCGCAATGGCGCAAGCGCAACGTGCACGATCTCATCGCGTGGCTGGAAACGCGCGACCCCGCCGAGACCTACAACTTCCATAACTGCGGGGACTGTCTCATCGAGCGGTGGATGGGCAACCATGACCGCATGGGCTGGCCGCCTGAGATCATGGCCATCTACGCGGGGCGCGACCCCGGCGCCATTGCGCGCGGGCGGGGGTCCTCATTCTGCGTGACCGATTGGACGTTCGGCGCCGCGCTTGCGCGCGCTCGCGCCGCTGTGGCCGCAGAAGCGGTAGCGGTGGCCTAGATGCCCGGCGCGCCCGGCCTGTCCGAGATTACCGCGACCACTGCGCGCAACCGCGCCGCCAAGGCTTCTAAGCGCAAGCCCGCGGGCGGCTACCGCGCGCCCGCTAAGCCGGCGCGCAAGGCGCTGCGTAGGAGTAAATAAACCGATGCCCGCCGGCTATGGCATGCTGCAAACCGGCTATAGCCCGCTGCTGGGCACGTTAGGCCAGCAGCCCGCGCCGCCTGCGCCGCAGATGATGCCGGCTTCGGTGGGCGACTTCCACATCCAGCGCCCGCAGCAGCCCAGCAGCAATTCGTCCTCGCTGGGCAACATGGTCAACCCGATCTCTGCCTTGTTCGCCACGCCCTCGGCCTCGCTCGGCGCGATGGCGGGCACCGGCGCGGAGGTCGGCGGCACGGCCGGCGCCATGACTGCGGCGCCCGAAGCCGCCGCGCTCGGGGGCGAAGCGGCCGTGGGCGGTGATGCGTTATTGGGCACGCTGGGCGGCAGCGACATGGCCGCGCTGCTGCCGCTATTGTTGCTATAAGCGGGAGGCGAAGATGCCCGTCGGCCCCACGCGAACCAAGGCCCAGAAACGCGCGGTCGTGCGCACGGAGATGCGTAAGTTTGGCCAGGGCAAGCTGCACTCTGGCTCCAAGCGCGGGCCCGTGGTGACTTCACCAAAACAAGCTGTCGCGATCGCATTGAGCGAGAGCGGCCAGAGCAGGAAACGGAGAAAATAACATGGCAATGAAATCCCAGCCCAAGCCGCGCGGCCTCGCCAGCCACGCTAGGCAGCCGAAGTCCAGCCGCGGCTCTGTTAAGACTGGCATCGCCGCGCCGCACCGCGTCGCGGTGCCCGAGCTCATGGCCCACGGCGAGGGACGCTCCGAGGGCAAGAATACCGAGCCGGTGGCCGGCCACGAGCACGGCACGCCGAATTTTGGGATGGCTGCCCATCATCAGCGTGCGGGTGAAGGAACTGCGCATTCTTTTAGCCCTCCATCTGCTCAGAATGCCCATGGATTTGGCTATGCGGCGCATCAAAGAAGCGGTATGCTTCGCACGTCAGGGAAACAGGGCGCGCATCGGGTAGGACATCGCGGGAAGTAATGGTACGGTTTCTTTGCTGCGCTCACGGTTTAAGTTAGCCTAGTTCTGGGTTAAATAAAACTTAGAAAGGAACTGGGCTGTGGCTAAACGATTAAAAGACAAAGCAACTTTGCAAGCAGTTGCACGTCTAAAAGGTTTGTTTGTTGGCATTGAGCCCATAAAGACATCGGGTTATCAAGTAGGTTCGGGGAAGTTGACTGAGGAAGGGGTTTGTTTTATTTTTGCTGTTCTTTATAATGCAGGATTTAAGATTGTTAAAAGAGACGACTATGTAGTTGGCCAGGAGAAGCGAAGAAGGAAACGTGTAGGATGATTCGTTTAATTTGGCGTAGATGGAATTGTTTGGATTTTGCAATTGATGTTGCGCCTAATAATCCTCACACTGAGACGGGATACGTTGGGGGATTGCGACTTGGCCCAGTTGTAATTGATATTTGGAATATGCGTAAATATGTTGCATGGACCACAAAATATGAAGCCCAGGGCAGAAACACCCAGGGCGGGGTGTAGAATGAGGGCGCGATGTTCCATTTCTTTCACTTGCACCACCACCACTCCCCGCCCGTACCCGCGCATATCTACGCGCTCGACGTCCACATCCGCTACCACCGCAACCGCAGGAGGCACACAGTGGCCACCGTCACCCTGACTTGGACCGCGCCGACCACGAGAGTGGACGGCTCCCCGCTCGCGCCGGAGCAGATCGCCGGCACGCACATCTTCGATGGCACCAGCGAGATCGGCGCGGCGCAAGGCGCCGCCAATACGTTCACCACCGGCGTCCTTCCGGCCGGGGAGCAAGTCTTCACCGTAGTGGTGCATGATACCGACGGTAACGCCTCCGCGCCTAGCAACGCCGCCGCGGCGACCATCGCTAGCGCCGCGCCGGCCGCGGTGAGCGACCTCAAGGTCACCGTCAACGCCTAGGCCCATGACCGAGGGCTTCATCTTCATGGAGCGCGGCCAGCTGCGCTGTGAGATGGCCAGCGAGATGCTGCCCGAGCATGCTTTGCATGAACTGCAATCCAGCGCCGAGGCCGTGGGCGAGCAATTCGGTGCGGAGATGGCCGAGATCTATCGCGTTTGCGCGCGCCGCAATGGCGTGCTGCTGCGCCCGCTTTGGAAAACTCCCGTGCGCTTGGTGGGCTGGGTTGGCAAGATGCACTTGAGCAACAGCTATCTGCGCGGGATGCTGGTAGGATGAAATCCCCCCGGCCGCGCCCCCCGCCCAACGTCGCGCTGCGCGCGACTATCGCCGCCGCGGCCGACGAGCATCGCGGCAAGCGCTCCAAGGCCGAGGCCGGCTATGAGAATCCCGCGCGCAACCCTAACCGCCATTGCGGTCCTTCCGGCCGCCCGGGCATCTGCGCGCACTACCGCCGCCCGCGTCAGTGCACCGAGGTCGCGGGCGACATCGCGCCCACGGGCTGGTGCTGGTTTTGGAAGCAAAAGACGGGCGAGGACGACGTCAACCCCAGGGACCGCAAGCAGGAAGCAAGGGAGGAAGTTTGATGTTGCATGATTATCAGAACCAGGGACTAGCAAATCAGGGCGCGAGCACCCCGCCCCCGCCCACGCTGAGTTCCACTTTATCCGGCATGGATGACCAGCTGGAGCGCCTCGGCAAGGTGGCCAGCGCGCTGCTGATACTTTCCGATAGGATCCATGGCTCCGAGCCGCGCCCCGCGGGCGCGCCCGACCAGGTAAACGCCAAGGAGCCCTCCTCCGGGCTCATCAACGATTTGCGCCGCCGCCACGAGCGCCTCTCCCGGCTGCTGGACACTTGCGAGGGCCACTTGGCGCGCATCGGGCGCGGCCTATGAAGCGCCCTAACGCGGCGCGCGATGCCGCGCTGCTCGATCTCGCCGATCACGGCGCCACCATCGCTGCGCTTACTGCGCGCTTCGCCATGACGCGCAACGCGGTAATCGGCGCGCTGTGGCGCGAGCGCCGCCGCAAGCGGCAGGAAGCTATGCAGAAGCTGTGGGAAGATTTGCGCGATGGCAAGGATCTCGTGCCGGTAGCTCCGCGCAAGTCCAATAAGCCCGGGCCAATCGCCCGGGGGTTCAGGATGTATTAGCATGGCCAGGAACAAGCCCGTTCTCCTAATAGATTTTGATGGTGTCATCCATAGCTACACCAGCGGCTGGCAGGGCGCCACCGTTATTGCCGATCCACCCACGCCGGGCGCGCTGCGCTGGCTGTGGCGCGCTACCGAGTGGTTTGACGTTCAGATCTATTCGTCGCGCTCCAAGACTGAGGCCGGGCGCACCGCGATGATGGCCTGGATGTGCGTGCACTCGGTCAGCGAGTTCGGGCCCGACCACCCGATGTGTGGCCACCAGGACCCCGACTTTATCTACCCGATCAAGTTCGCGCACGAGAAGCCCGCAGCCTTCCTCACCATCGATGACCGCGCGCTCACCTTCGAGGGCGACTGGTCGGAATTTGAGCCAGCCGACCTACTCGACTTCAGGCCCTGGAACAAGCGCCCTAAGCCCGTGCCGCTGGACCCTTACGATGACGGCCGGAAGCGCGGCACTTCTAAATTGGCCTATGACAAGGAGAAGCGCGCGATTATCGGCGGCGGCTATGAAATCAAGCCCGAGACCGATGTGCCGCTGGCGTAACAGGAGGAGTGATGAACAGCTTGTGGTTTCCCGATATGACTTGGCGCGGCTGGCTCTCGCGCAAGCTGCTGCGCTTTGTGGTGCGCCTTGAGCCGGAGCAGTCGTTTGTGTTCCAGGCTGGGGAGTTCAAGTTTGAGCGCGGCTGGCGACAGCCGGTCGCCCCTGGATGTTTTGAAGCGAGAGACGAGCCCACTGCGCTGGAACTGGGCGCCGAGGTGCGCCGCCGGGGATTGATGGGCTCCTATGAGTGACGCCTGCATCCCCTACGACCCCGCCTACGCGCCTATAGCCGAGCAGCTCTGCGCCAACGGCGCCAGCGAGGTCGAGCTGGCCAAGCATTTCGCCGTGAGCCTCGCGCAGATCCAGCTCTGGGCTTGCTGTCACGACGACTTCCGGCGCGCCATCGCGGTGGGCGGCCAGATGGCCGATCAGCGCGTGACCATGGCGCTATACCGGCGCGCCACCGGCTACGACGTGGAGGAGCCCTATAGCTACACGCGCAAGGACGGCACCGTGGTCCAGGCCACCAAGACGCGCCACGTGCCGGCGGAGCCCAGCGCGGCGCAGTATTGGCTGGAGAACCGCCAGCCCGAGCTGTGGCGTAGCCGCACCGAGGTAGACCACACCATACGGCGTACCGACGCCAGGGAACTGACGGATGAGGAGCTCGCAGCCATCGTACGCAGTGCCGTCCCCGAGCGCAGCGAGCGAGCTGCTCCTGCGCCGAGCCGCGCGCTCGAGCCTGATCGCGTTCACTGAGTATACATACCCCCGCTATAGCACGGCCGACTTCCACCGCCAGATCGCAGCGCAGCTCGAAAGGGTCCTCCGTGGCCAGACCGATCGTCTCATGCTTCTCGTGCCCCCCCGGCACGGCAAGTCCGAGCTCGCCAGCCGGCGCTTCCCGGCATTCTACCTTGGGCACTACCCCCATCGGCAATTCATCTCTGCCTCTGCTTCCGGCCCGCTGGCCGAGGATTTCGGACGGGATGTTCGAAATCTCGTGGGTTCACCCGAGTACGCTCGCCTTTTTCAAACACGTCTGAGCGGAGACTCCCAGGCCAAGGGCCGCTGGAATACCGAGCAGGGCGGCAGCTACTATGCGGTGGGCATCGGCTCCGACATCATGGGCCGCGGCGCCCACGTGCTGCTCATCGACGATCCATTCGGATCCATGGCCGACGCGCGTAGCGAAGCCGAGCGCAAGGCGGTGCACCAGTGGCTCTCCGCCGCTTATAGCCGCCTTGAGAACAACGCGGCCATCGTACTCATCAATCACCGCATGCACGAGCAGGACCTCACGGGCGAGTTGCTGGTGCAGCAAGCCGCTGGCGGCGATAAGTGGGACGTGGTCGAGCTCAAGGCCATCCAGGATGATGGCCGCGCGCTCTGGCCCGAGAAGTACGACTTGCGCGCGCTGGAGCGCTTGCGCGCCAACATGCAGCCAGCGGATTGGTCCGCGCTCTACCAGCAGAACCCCACGCCCGACCAGGGCATCTATTTCTCGACCGATTGGCTACGCCCCTACATCGACCCCCCGGCCAGGGACACTCTGCACGTCTACGGCGCCAGCGACTACGCTGTCACATCCGATGGCGGCGACTACACCTGCCACATCGTCGTAGGTGTAGATCCTGAAGAACGGATCTACATCCTAGACCTCTGGCGCGCGCGCACGAGTTCCGACATCTGGGTGGAGACTCAGTGCGACATGATGGAGCGCTGGCGCCCGGCGGGCTGGGCGGAGGAATCCGGCCAGATCAAGTTGGGCGTCGGCCCGTTCCTGCACAAGCGCTTGCTCGAGCGCCGCATCAACGTGGTGCGCGCGCAATTCCCCACGCGGGGCGACAAGGCCATCCGCGCCCAGTCCATCCGCGGCCGAGCGGCCACGCGCGGTCTCTACGTTCCGAGCCAAGCCTTCTGGTATCCCGATTTCCGCCAGGAGCTCTTGGCCTTCCCGGTGGGCCGCAACGACGATCAGGTCGATGCTCTTGGATTAATTGGCCAGGTCATCGATCGCATGATCCCCGGCCGCGCGCCCGCGCCCACCGAGCCCGACAAGATACTCTCGACCAACCCCGAGGCCTGCACCGTCACCCTCAAGGACATGTGGGACGCGCACGAGCGCAGGGGCAAGCGCATGACCGGGGGCCGCATACGATGAGCCAATACCAAACTGTCGCGGTGCCCTTCAGGCAAGTTGATAATCGTCGCTGTTTAACTTCCTTGCAAATATGTCAGGAGCCCTGGCTGGCGGAATTTGTCCGACAATTTAGTAATTGCTTTGAATATGAGTCTTACCGCGATGTCTTCTGGTTCTATCCGGAGGGCAGATGACCGCTCGGCGTCAACTGGCCATGTGCATCGCGGGCTGCTATCCCGATTATTTACGGACCCGGCGCGATGGCTGGTGCCCGTTGACTCATTATTTTTGTTTCGGCATGAGTGGCCAAGATGTCCGAGGGATTCGCCTCGAACATCGTGCAGACGCGCTTCAGCGGGTATTGATTATGAATTGGTTCGGTATAAAGGGCCAGCAGCACGCAGCAACTACGCCGATACCGGACCTATACGAGATCGCCTTGACGACGATGCGCAACCGCTTGGGCATGATAGAAGCGATCTCCCCGCTCTATGCGGCCCGCGCCCCCAGCCTCGCGCGCGAGATCGCCCAGGTAAGCCCTCCGCCTATAAGCGAGCGCGCTGTGGTGGACTACCTCGAGAATGCGGTGCTGCGCACCGAATTCAGCCTGATGGAAGACACCTTGGACGGCTCGCAGGACCTCGGCATCTATGCTTAGCACGGCGCCCGCCGCCCTCGCCGTCGCCGCCGCGCGCCTACGCAGCGGCATAATCACCGCTGACTATGCGCCCGGCGCGATAGCTGACCTCATCGAGGCCCTCGCCGCCGAGCGCCGCGCCATGGCAGCCGAGATCGAGGCCCTCAAGCAGGAGGCCACCCCGGCCGCCGCGCGCAACGCTTACGCCGCCGGTTATCGCGACGCGCGGGTGGACGCGCGCCACTTTTTGACGAGCCGCGGCTATACCGATCTGGAGGACGAGTTGTCGGCTCATATGCGGCCCGACTTCGCGCGCGCGGGCCAAGCCGCCCACGGGGCTGCTGCATGACCGAGGACCAAAAGCGGGTGCCTTTCAAGGTGACGGGCGCGTTGCCTGTGTGACTTCGTGGAAGGGAGAAACGAGGTTGATCCCGGAGCCGGCCAAGGAATGCGAGGCAGCGGGATGGCTCGAATATCTCGGTCAGCGCGAGCCTCCACCTAGTCATGAAGACATCACCCCTGGGCTGCATACCTGGAAGATAACCTAAAAAGGCCGCACCGCCTATAGGGAGGCACAGAATTAGATGAACTGCCGCGCTTGCTCCTCTGCCGACTTCGCGCCCATACTCGACCTCGGCACCCAGCCCCCGGCCAACGCCTATTTGGCCGCGCTGGATGAGCCTGAGGTGCGCTACCCGCTCGCGCTGGCCTTCTGCCGCAACTGCGGCCTCGCCCAGCTGCGCGACGCGCAGCCACCCGACCTCTACCGCAACTATCGCTACCTCACCGGCGCTTCCGCCGCCGCCCACGCACATTGGGCCGCCTACACCAAGGACGCCATCCTCCCCCGGCTAAAGGATGGTGACACGGTAGTGGATATCGGCGGCAATGACAGCACGCTGCTGGCTGAAATTAGCAGGGCTAATTTCCAGTTGGATTTGGTCAATGTGGATCCTGCCGCCAATCTTGTCGATATGAATGAAGCGCAGGGTATCGAATTCTGGCCGACCACGCTGGACCAGGATATAGCCGAAGATATTGTAGAATACCACGGCCACGCCCGCGTCGTCTGCGCCAACAACGTGCTCGCCCATACCGACGACCCGCGCTCCCTCCTCCGCGCCATCGCCATCCTGCTGGGCGACGAGGGCACGCTGATCGCTGAGGTCCATTGGGCCAAGCATTTGGTGCGCCAGAAACATTGGGACCAAATCTATCATGAGCATGCCTGCTACTATTCGCTCGGTGCGCTGCTATCGTTGATGAAGCAATGCGGACTTTGGGTGCACGATGTGCAGATAGTGCCCAGTCAGGGCCAATCACTGCGCGTATTCGCATCCACTAAGTGGCAGAACCCGTCGGACCAGATACAGATCATCTTGATGGAAGAACGTTCTCTGGGCATCCATCGCGAAGAAGCTTGGTACGATTTAGACACTGACGCTCAGATTACGCGCGTCGATTTGTGCGACCTGTTGCGAGAACTAAAAGCCCAGGGCAAGCGCATCATCGGCTACGGCGCGCCGGCCAAGGGCAACACCCTTCTGAACTTCTGCGGCATTGGCCGCGACCAGCTCGACTACCTGACCGACACCACCCCGCTCAAGCAGGGCCTATACGCGCCGGGCACGCGCTTGCCCATCCGCCCCCCGGCCGCGCTGCGCGAAGACACCCCCGACTACGCCCTGCTGCTGGCCTGGAACCACCGCGCGGCCATCCTCGCCCAGGAGCGCGATCTGATTGCCAAGGGCATGAGGTTCATCACCGCGATGCCTAGTGTCGAGATACTGGAGCCCGAAGATGCGCTTGTTGCGTGATTATCTGTGCATTGCTATGGCTTGGGTTTGCTATGGAATTGGCCATGTAGCGTCCCAGGGTGACAAGATTCTGGGTGGGCGCTTACCGGGGTGGTTCTGGTTGTATCAGAACGCCATGTGCTGGTCTGATAATTGGCAAGGTGGCCTTACACAGGGACCTTGGTATCCGGTGGGTCAACAAAATGATCATGCAACCTAAATCTTACGACCCGCGCAAGGTGCGCGAGGGCTACCGTATGGAGTTGCTCGGCACCACCCCGGTCGCCGCACCGACCACCCCGGCCCCGCTCTTCGAGACCAATCTCCAGGAAACCTTGGGCATCCGTAAGTTCCTCATCATGTCGCTCGAAGACACGCGCCAGCAGATCGCACTCGCGGCGCGCGACCCTAAGGTCAGTCGCGCCCACTTCAACCGCATGAAGGCCAACGCCCTCGTCATCACCGCCTGGCTGACCTCCGCCCTAGAGATGGTGGACGGCATGTTGGGCGCTGCCGCGCCGCAACCCGAACAGGAGACCGAGCAGTGAGCATCATCCATCGCGGCGCTGCGCGCGGTGCGTTGATCGCGGGCGCCGCCGCACTGGTGCTAGCGCCGGGCAACGCGCATGCCCAAACCCAGACTTCCGGCGCGCTGGAAGGCAGCCACGTCTTTTGCACTGCGGGGTGCAACGTCTATGGCGGCCAGGTCAATACCGACGGCACCGGCGCGGCCTGGGTGGTGCTGATGGACTCTGCCACTGCGCCGGGCACCATCGTGGCCACGGGTTGCACTATCGCCACCTCGCCGCGGCCCTGCATCATGAAGTGGTACCAGATGTCGGTCTCCTCGGTGCTCAGCATCGTTAATTTTTTCGGCTTCAACGGCTCCAACCGCCTGGGCACTAAGGCGGGCTTCGTGGCGGTTTGCTCTAGCACCGGGCCCTTCACCATCACCCCCACGGCGCATTGCCTCTTTTCCTTCGAGACGCTGCCCAATTGACCGATGGCCAATAACCAGGAAGAGATCGACACCGAGGCTGGCGATGCGGAAGCTGGGAGTCTCCCGGCCGGCGCCGCGCGCGGTCCGCAGCTCGACGCGCTCGCTGGTCCGGAAGGCGGCGACGAGGGCCGCCGCTTGGCCAGCTATTGGAAGCAGCAACTCGACGATGTGCACGATGAGATGCGCAAGTGGGTCAAGCGCGGCCACACCATCGAGAAGCGCTACCGCGACGAGCGCTCCCGCATAGACGAGGAGGGCCAGCGCCGCTACAATGCGCTGTGGTCCAATGTCCAGATATTGCACCCCGCCCTTTATGGCCGGCTGCCCACGCCCGTTGTCGAGCGCCGCTTTAAGGACAAGGACCCCGCTGGGCGCGGCGCGGCGCAGATGCTCGAGCGCGCACTCCGCAATGAGATCGAATTCTGCGGCATCGACGAGGCCATCAATCGCTGCGTGATGGACTATCTGCTCGCGGGCCGCGGAGTGCCCTGGGTGCGCTACGAGCCCGAAGTCGAAGCCGGTGTCTCCCTTCCCGTGGAGACCGGCTTGGATTTAAGGGATGCCCAGGGCCCGATAGAATCAGAAGATGATTCTATCGCGGAGGAGAAGCTGGAGCAAACCGGCGACCGCATCGCGCGCGAGAGCACCCCGGTCGACTACATCCCCTGGACCGATTTTTTTACCTTCCCGGCGCGCGCGCGCACCTGGGCGGAAGTAGTCGCGGTGGGCAAGAGAGTCTACCTCACGCGCGACGAGCTTATCGAGAATTTCGGCAAAAAGATCGGCAAGGCCATCCCGCTCGAAAAGGACGACCGCGAGCGCCGCCGCCAGGCCGAGACGGTGGTGCCCGAGATGGAGGCCAGCAAGAAGGGCGAGGTCGTCGAGATCTGGAACCGCGCGGACGAGAAGGTCTATTGGATAGCCGAGGGCTACGAATATCTCTGCAATCGCAAGGATGACCCCTTGCAGCTGGAGAATTTCTTCCCGGTGCCGCGCCCTATTTACGCCAACGCTACCAATAATACGCTCACTCCCGTGCCCGACTACATCCAATACCAGGACCAGGCCATCCAAGTGGATGAGCTGACGCAGCGCATCCACATGCTCAGCAAGGCTTGCAAGGTGGCCGGCCTCTACGATGCCTCCCAGAAGGACATGCAGCGCCTGCTGGATGAATCGGTCGAGAACGAGCTCATCCCGGTGGACCAATGGGCCGCCTTCGCCGAGAAGGGCGGCGTGGCCGGGGTCATGAGTCTGCTGCCGCTCAAGGAAATCATCGGCGTACTCAACGAGCTCATGGCGCTCAAGGAAAAAATCATCGCCGAGATGGACCGCCTCACCGGCATAACCGACGTGCTGCGCGGCACCACCGATGCGCGCGAGACGATGGGCGGCCAGCGCCTAAAGTCCAATAATTCGGGCACCCGGCTCCAGCGCCGCCAGGGCGAGGTTGCTAGGCTCTGCCGCGACACCTTGCGCATCATGGCCGAGATCATGTCCATGCACTTCAGCCCCAAATCACTCATCGAGGTTTCTGGTGCGCTCTATGAGGAGGGCTTAGGCGCGCCCGACATCGACCTGCTGCCGCCCGGCGCCGCAACCCCGGGCCCCAGCGGTGCGCCGTCGCAACCCGTCCTTCCTCCCTCGGCGGGACCAGCGGCGCTGGGGCCGGCAGGTTCGCCGCAATCGCCTGCCGGCCCCGCACCTGGACAGAACGTTGTACCATTCCCGGGAACCCCCCCGGCCATGCCGGGCGCGATGGCCCCCCCGCAACTTCCCCCGGAGCTGATGGCCAAGCTGGAAGGTTTCCAGCGCATCGCTGCGGCCATCGCGCTGCTGCGCAATGAGAAGCTGCGCGGCTTCCGCGTGGACATCGAGGTGGACTCCTCGGTGTACGGCGACCAGGCCCAGGAGAAGGCCGATCGCACCGAATTCGTGGGCGCGGTGACTAAGTTCATGCAGGCAGCCATGGCCATGGGCGCGCAGATGCCCGAATCGGTTCCGCTGCTGGCTAAGTTGCTCCAATTCGCGGTGCGCGGCTTCAAGGCCGGGCGCGATCTGGAGGTGGCCATCGAGGAATTCGGCGACGAGGCCGTCCAGGTGGCCAAAAAGCGCGCCCAGCAGCAAGGCCAGCAGCCCAATCCGCTACAGATAAAGGCCCAGGCCGATGCCCTCAAGGCCCAGAGCGATGTCAAGGTGGCCGAGATAAACGCCCAGTCTGATCAGCAAAAGGCCGCGGCCGATGCCCAGGCCGAGCAGATGAAGACCGCGCGCGAGCAGCAGCAGGCCCAAGCCCAGGCCCAATCCGATGCCACGGATTTGGAGATGCGCCGCATGGAGATGCAGATAAAGGTGCTGGAGCTCCAGAACCGCCACCTAGAGCTTCAGGAGCAGGCCGCCCAGCGCCAGCACGAAGCTCGCCAGGGCACGGCCGAGCGCGCCGCCGACATCGCCAAGCAGGTGATGGCGCCGCCGGTGCCGCAGCAAGCCGCGGCCGGGGGGCTCTAGTGCGCTTCTATCTGGATACCGAGTTCAATGGCCATGGCGGCGATCTTATCTCATTGGCATTGATTGCGGATGGGGCCGCATGGTATGCGGCGCAAGATCCGCGCGATTTGCCCGAGAGCCCACGCTATAAGCCGTGGGATCCATGGGTAGCAAAGCATGTCATCCCGGTGCTCGGCGTGGAGTTTACACGACCCCTCATTTTTCGTAGTGAATTCCAATGTTTTATCCAGCAGTTCAGCAATCCTGAAATTATTTGTGATTGGCATGTCGATGCCCAGCACTTTTGTTCGCTGCTTCAAGGTCCTGATTATGGTAGTAGCCTCGACTTCGCCTGTCGCATTACTATCTTAAAGACTCCCCCCGGCCAGCCGGTCTCGGCCCAGCCGCACAATGCCCTGGCCGATGCCCGCGCGCTGATGAAGTGGAACGAGATGAGGCTGGCCGCGTGACCGTATTTGTGATGCGCAAGGGCAAGCTGGTGGACCGCGCGCGCGCCGCGCCGCTGCATGCGGCCAACGCGGCGGTCCAGGTAATTCGCGACGAGATGGACGCCACGCGCCATATGGCAGACAACCGCATGTATACGAGCAAGGCCGCGTTCCGCGTGGCCACGCGCGCGGCGGGATGCATTGAGGTCGGCAACGAGGTGGCCACGCTGCTGCGCCCGCGCAAGCCGGTGGTGCTCAGCCGGGACGCGCGGCGCCAGGCCATCCGCAATGCCATCCGCGAGTTGAGGGGACATTAGTGTTGATGGTTCCTCCGCCTTCGACCTATGGACCGAGCGATATTGTTACCAACGACAATACCCGCATGCCGCCGATGTTCGCGCCCCCGGTCATAGGCTACGATAGCCAGGGCAACCCGATCCATGGGCCGCTTAATTTGGGCGAGCATGTGCCGGGGGTGACTTACGACCAGTCCATGGAGCAGCAGCCGGGAGATGTTGATGTTAGGGCCATGCTCAAGGCGTTGATGGGTCAGGGTCTGTGAGCAAGGTGCCCAATCCCAACCGCTGCTATCTCGCTCCGGGTGAAGTCAAGGCGCTGGGGCTGGATGAGGAATACGCCCAGCACCTGAAGCGCGTAGCGCGCGCCCGCGAGGCGGAAGCCGAGCGCGAGCGCAGCGAGAAGACGACGATAGACCGCAAGCGCATAGCTTAACGGGCCGCACCCGCCGCCCAGAGGAGAATGACAGATGAATTGGCTCGATCGCTACCTGCCCTGTTACGATTCCGACGTCAGCGGTGCCGCCGAGCCCCCGGAGACTGGCGGCGGCGCGCCGCCGCCCGAAGCGCCCGTTGGCGAAGGCCGCCAGCCTGCGGCCGAGCGCCGTAGCATCCGCGAGGAGCTCCAGGCCAATTTCGACGCCGCGCGCGAGCCGGAGAAGCCGGCGGCGCCCGAGCGGGGAGAAAAAGGTAGGTTTAAGAAGCGCAGCGGGGAGGGCGAGGCGAGCGCTGAGCCGGGAGCCGCTGCGGCGGCCGGGGAGGCGCCACAGGAGGGTGCGTCGGGCGAGGCCGCTACTACCCCCGAGGCCCCCCCGGCTACGGGCGCTCCTGCGGCGCCCGCGGGCTGGTCCAAGGAGGCCAAGGCGGCCTGGGGCGAGCTGCCCGAGCCTGTGCGCGCGGCGGTGGCCAAGCGCGAGGCCGATGTGCAAAAGGGCGTGGACCAGCTCAAGGCCGGCTACGCCGATATCGACCGCGCCATAAGCCCGCACGACGCTGCCATTAGGCAGCACGGCCACACGCGCGCTCAGGCCATAGACCAGCTGTTTGGCTGGTTCCGCGCGCTAGCCAGCAACCCGACCCAGGCCTTCCCGGCGCTGGCCAAGAGCTTCAATATCGATTTGGCGCAGTTCGCCCAAGCGGGCGGCGCAGCGCCCCCGCAGGTGCCTGCTGCTGGTGCTAATGGGGCAGCGGCGCCTGCCCCTGGGCAACCCGAAGCAGTCTCCCCGGCCATTCAGCAGTATATCGATGCCATGCAGGCGCGCCAGCAGCAGCTGGAAGCCCAGATTAATCAGCGCTTCGGCACTCTGGAGCAGACGTTCGCTCAGCAAAATGAGGCCAAGACGCACGAGGTGTTGGCGGCCTGGGCCAAGGACAAGCCGCACTTTGAGGAGGTGCGCCAGACCATGTCGCGCCTAATTGCCTCGGGCGAAGTGCCGCTCAAGGAGGGCCGCGTGGACCTAGACGGCGCCTACGAGACGGCCATTTGGGCAGTGCCGGGCGTGCGCGAGAAGGTGCTGGCCGACCAGGCCAAGGCCGCCGAGGCCAAGCGAGCGGCCGCAGCCTCGGCGCGCGCAGCGGCGGTCCAGGCCGAAGCCGACAAGGCGCGTAAGGCGGGGGTTTCGGTGACTGGCGGCGCGCCGGGCGCGGCCGGGCCGGCGGTGGCCCAGCCCAAGGGTAAGGGCAAGTCCGTGCGCGAAAGCCTTATGGAGGCGCGCGCGGAGGTTGAGGGTCGGTGACGTGGATAGCTGGCGCATCGGGCCATTGATATTGGTGGCGCTGCTGGCCACGCTCGCGCTGCTGGCCATCCCGCGCCAAACGCACCCGCACGACAGCTGGATTAGCCGGCAGGGGCTGAGGAATGCGGCCGGGGAGTGGTGCTGCGGCGCGGGCGATTGCATGGTGCTCGACCCGGCCTGGATCGTAGCGCGCGCGGACGGTTACCACGTTGCGGTGCGCGCGGCCGATTGGGTCGAAAAAGCTATAAGGGGCGAGGTGGCGCCGCCCGCGCGCAATGAGATCGTGCCATATAGCGAAGCGCAGCTTTCGCCCGACGGCGCTTTCTGGCGCTGCAAGCGCCCGGATGGCTCGCGGCGCTGCTTTTTTGCGCCGAGGCCCAGCAGCTAGGTAGCGCGCGCCCGCGCGCGGGGCTAGGATTTTGCATGGAGGAGGGTACCTTACCCGGGGAGTGCGGGCCTTGGGTCAACGAAAGATCGGATCGGCTTCCTCCATGGTTAGACTTGCTCATTGGCCGTCAATTCGATCGACCCGCACGCTAATTTAGGGAGCTGAGGATGGCCGAGGATTTGGTGGGCATGAGCTTCCTGCGCTTGGAGGATGATGGCGCTTGCAAGGGCGCGGTACTCGCGCGCGTGGGCGCGGAGCACTACCTGATGGAGGTGTTGGCGTGGAACGGGGACGGCATCAGCGAGATAACGGTGGTGCCCACAGCGGCGTTGGCTTCGCGTGGTTACTGCGAAGGCTACATGTTCTTCCGCTCGCCCGAGCAGCGCGACTCCTGGTACCAAGAATTGTGCTCCTGCGGCAGCGAGGACGAGGACGAGCAGCAGCCCGCGCCGGGGAGCATGATGCAATGAGCCATTGCCCGGAGTGCGGGCGCCGACTGGCGCTGTGGCCGGGAGGCTTGAAGGCGTTTTGCGGGCGGCGCGTTAGGCGCAGCCAGGATATCAGGCGCGTCTTTTTGTGCGTGGGCAAGCGGCCGGTGAACTATGGCTCGCTGCGCTACTACGCGCCGGGCTTCGACCCCGACGATGTGACCGGGGGGAATGGGCACGGATGAAGGGAGAGGACGTAACCCGGGGCGCGCGCCTGATCGAGGAAATTGGATCGCTCGAGCGCGCCAAACTCGTCGTCTCGGCCGCGAAGGACCTTACCATCAATACTGCCGGCCATACTGTGATGCAGGCAAAGAAAGAGGATGCCCGGTCTAGCTTCCTTGAATTGCAGGCGTGCATTATTGCCGGGATCGACAGCCGCATCGCCGTGGCGCGGGATCGGTTGGCTGCAATCGGGGTTGAATCGTGAATTCGATTGATCGGAGGCTGATGCGGCTTAGGGAGCGGCTGGCGCACGAGCGCGTCGTGGCGCCGTGCATTGACCGCTCTGTGCTGGTGCCCGAGCAATACCGCGGGCTGTATTTCGCGGTGATGCGCAAGATCGGCGCGTTGGAGGTTATGAATGCGCACATGGCCGCGAGGCAGACATGAGCGCGCGCTTGATCTGGCACCCTCCCGATGAGGTGCGCTTCCGCTGGCTGCGGCTGAGGTGGCAGAAGTGCTATTATTTGTGGAATCAGGATACCATGAGTTGGTATCGGTTGCTGGTGTTGAATCGGGGGGAGCAATGTTTGTTGAATGGAAGAAATTGACGGCGGCGCAAAAACTAGAAGCCGTTAAGTTGCGTCCGCGTTGGCATATGTCGGATTTCAAGGACTTTGCCTTTTGGGTGAAAGACGATGGCCATTTGTCGCGGCGCGGTGGTCATCATGAGATGACTGAGGGCGCTTATAACAGGATCATGGGGCGCTATACCGGGGTGCCTCGCAATAAGGGTGATCTGGCTGATTGGAAGCCTGGTGTTATATTCCATTTCAACCGAGAGCCGGTTTGATTTGTCCCTTTACAATAGGCGACGCATCGCCCGCGGCGGGCGGCCCCACAAGGGTGTAGCCGCAGAAGCCCAGCTAAAAGATCCCGAGTGCTTGGCCCGTAGGTCCGCCGTACAAGGTGGATGGGCGGGCGTTGGCCGGGGTGGGGCTGGGTTGGAAGAACACTGAGAGAAAGGAATTCCAGCAATGGCCTTTCCTAATCTCAGCGAGATCGTCACCACTACGTTGCGTAATCGCACGGGTTGAGTTTGGCCCGTGGAAAACTGGGTGAATTCGGTGGACACCCCTTGCGGGTAATGCCGAGCCAATCCACGAATAGAAGGTACTTTACCACGCTACAGAGCGAGGGTATAGTTCCGCAGGGTCGTGGCAGGTGTAACGACTAGGGCCTGACGAAAGAATAATGGCCCCATGAGCACCCGGGTTGGCACATGCATGAATATGCTGAAATCTACCTTATGCGTAACCTTGTCACCAACAAGGTTTATGTAGGGTCTTCCGTTCAGGCCTCTAAAAGACATAGGGGCCATACAGTCGAGTTAATCCAGGGTAAGCATGGCAATCGTTATCTTCAGAACGCTTGGCGTAAGTATGGCGCTGAGAATTTTACGTTCGAGATAATCGAAAGGTGCCCGGTAGTCGATCGTAGGGAGCGGGAGCAATGGTGGATAGATCAGTTGCGTGCAGTTGAAAGGGAGTTTGGTTATAACTTAGCCAATCCAGTTTCTTCCGTTGTGCCTAGCCCTTATATGTCCGCAGTGACTAAAAAGCGCTGGGAAGAGAACGCAGAATTTGCAGCAACGGTAAGAGCGGGACTGGCCAAGGGTCGAGCCAAAACTAACGCCCGCCAAGATGAAGAATTCTTGGCGAAGCGCGCGGCCATTTTCGACAAGGCCCGCGCCGCTATGCATGAACTTTGGGACACTGATCCCTTGAAAAGGGAAAATCAGAGCAAAAATTGCCGCGAGCAGTGGCTAATCCCAGAGATACAGGCAGTGCGGCGTGAAAGCTTAGACCGGGGTAGAGTTAAGGTTAACTCATATTGGTTCATCCCCGGCTCTAAGGTCAGAATGGTGCGCGAAGAAAACTTGTCTAAGGGGTTGGCTGCTTTACGGGAGTGCCGTAAGGATCCGGAATGGCGCGCCAACTGTAAGACAGGTTCTAGGACAAAAGAACTTTGGCAAGACCCGGAATACCGTGCCAAGCAGATGGAGCATTTGCCAGAAACTCAGGCCAAGGGCATACAGGCCATGGCCGAGGTAATGAAGACGCCTGAATGGAAGGCTGCACAATCGGCCCGTTCTAAGGCGCGGTGGCAAAATCCAGAATATCGTGCTGCTCGGTTAGCGGGATTAGCCCGTGCTAATGCACGCAAGAGTAAGGAAGCCAAAGCGCGTAAGCGCGCTAAGGCACGTGCCAACAAGAGATAGTCTGGACTGCATGGCAACATGCAGAAGCGCGCTATAAACAAGCGCGCGGTAACAAATAATCGGAACTCGCTGATAATATGTCGAGGAATAACGCTGCACTACTCCGACTGACCCGCAAGGGCAACTTGAAAACATTCGGAGGCGGAAGGACGATCGTCCAGGAGCTTAATTATGCGGACAATCAAACCTTCCAGTGGTCAGCAAATAAAACGCTAGCCACTCAACCGGGAGAATTCGGTGAATATCTCTAATCGAGCAGCTGACTGGCGGGCTTTAGCGTTGCAGTGGATGCGGCGCGAATGGCCTCCCGATAGTTTCTTCGGCCAGTTGATTGCTAGAGCAGAGACAACACCGAGCCGAGCCGCAGTGGGCCAAGGTTCTGCGGAAGGTGTAGAGACTAGGCGGGTGAGTCCCAACGATAACCCCGCCCACGAGCCCCCGGCACCAAATAAGGTGAAGAGATAGTCCGGACTGCATGGCGACATGCAGAAGCGCACTATAAACAAGCGCGCAACTAACAAATCGACAGCGGCTACCAGACGTTGAACATCGCTCCCTCTCAGGTATTTACCGCAGCCGAATATCCAATTCGCCAAGCGGCAGTTGCCGTTAGCATCAGTGGATTGGAAGAGTTGCAAAATAGCGGAGAGGAGGCAATTATAGATCTCCTTGAGAGCCGAATCATGAACGCAGAGGATTCTGTTTATTTGGAGTCCCACCTGCAATTATTTGTTACGACCTAACAAATAGTAGCAGGTAGTAAATCGGGTGAATTCGGTGGACACCCCCAGCGGGCAATACCGAACCGAGCCGCTGATGTAACCCCCGGCTAAGGGGGCCAGGGCAGCGGAAGGTGTAACGACTAGCGGGTGACGAAAGAATAATCCCGCCACGAGCGCCCGACCCGAAAGGGATGAGATAGTCTGGACTGCATGGCAACATGCAGAAGCGCGCTATAAACAAGCGCGCGCTAACAAATCGACCTTCATGAACGGCCTCTCCCAGGGCATCTACGGCGACGGGACCGTGACCAACTCCGTCGGCGGACTGCAACTCCTCGTCGCCGCGACGCCGACCAGCGGCACCGTCGGCGGCATCGATCGCTCGCAGTGGTCCTTCTGGCAGAACCAAAGCTGGTCCGCCGGTACCAATGGCGGGGCGGTGCTCTCCAGCTCGACCATCCTTCAGCAGATGGACTCGCTCTGGGTCACGCTCATCCGCGGGCGCGACTACCCGGACTTGATCATCGCCGACAACGTGATGTACAAGTACTACCTGAATGCGCTGCAAGCGATCCAGCGCATCCAGACCGAGAATGCGGCCCCGGACATGGCCGAGGCCGGATTCCAAAGCCTCAAGTACCTCAACGCCGACGTGGTGCTCGACGGTGGCTTCCAGGGCTTCGCAGCCGACCCGCTGCCGCCCCAGCTGTCGTCATCGACCAGTGCAGTAGGTGGTGCTCCCAGTACAACGATGTACATGTTGAACACCAAATATTTGCATTGGCGCCCGCACAGTAGGCGGAACATGGTGCCCCTTGATCCCGATCGATTTTCGGTGAATCAGGACGCTATGATCCGTTTAATTGGTTGGGCGGGCAACATGACACTCTCGAATGCGTTTATTTGGAGCGCCCTTACAAACTATCTGTAAGGAAAATCGGGTGAAACGGTGAACCCTCTCCGAGGCAATACCGTGCCAAGCCGCAGACGTAACGGGCTGCGGAAGGCGTAGAGACTAGGACCTGACGAAAGAATAATGGTCCCACGAGCGCCCGACACGCACAAGCGTGATGAGATAGTCCGAACCATATGGTGACATATGGAGACCGGGGATAAAGAGCCCCGGCAGCGAACAAATGTCCTTCAGGGAGTGTTGACTGCCTAACCACGTTTACCGCGCCGGGGGCCCGGGTTATGCTCGGGTCCCCGACGAGGATTTAACAGAGGACTACGCTTATGCCCATCTTCGAATACGACCGTTCTCGCGCGATGAAGCAGACCGATTTCACGCCCTGCGCGCGCTGCGGTAAAGGCGTGATGCACACCGGCTTGCCAATGTTTTACCGCGTGACGGTGGAGCACATGGGCATAGATGTTCAAGCAGCGCGCCGCCAGATGGGCTTGGAGATGATGCTGGGCGGCGCGGGGCGCATAGCCAATGTCATGGGCCCGGACGAGGATATGGGGCTGCCCATCGGCTCGGCCAATCAGGGCCTTTTCTGCGAGACTTGCGCCAACGACCTTAACTTCAGCTTTGCCGAGGCCGTCGAGGCGCTGGGCCGTAAGGACGAAGACAAGGACGAGGACGCCGCGTGAAACTCCGCCGCTACGCCGTCACGGTCATGGACAACTGGGAGCCCATGCGCGTTTTCTTCACGCGCCGCCGCGCCACGCGCTGGCGCAACAAGTTCCACGGACATGCCTACCTCTACATTTGGATCAACGACGGCTGGCGCGGCCCAATGGTATGAACACTTACCGCCACTATTGCATCACCCATGAGCCGGCGCTAACCGCGCGCGCCGAACTCGCCGCGCTCTACCGCAAGCTACGCCTTGACTCCCCGGCCATGGCGCGTTTGCTCTATAAACGCGAGAGAGCAGCAATGGCCAAGTTGACCGAGTTAATCCACAGCGGCCTCCACGCCAACCAAAGCGACGGCCTGCAAAAACTACTGAAATAACGAGGGGAAGAGAATCCAAAGGAAACCACCATGTCCAGCCCCGCCGACTACGCCAATGCCGACGCCGGCATGCACGACTTGCTCGCCCAGGCCGATGCCCTGCTCGTGCCGGGCAAGACTCCCCCCGGCCCCGCGCGCGATCGCCTTGCGCGCGTAACCGCGGAAACCCACTCGGTCTATTCCAACGGCGCGGTCATCCTGACCGACCACCTCGCGCGCTTGGCCGATGCCGGCGCTCGGCTGCACGAGGCCATGAAGCTGGAAGACCCCGCCGTAAGGGCGGAGGAGCAGCGCGCCGCCACCGCGCGCGCCGAAGCCGACAAGGCCGAGACCGCGCGCATCAACAAGCGCCTGGATGAGGACCGCGCCGCGCGCGATAAGACCACCGCCGCGCGCGCAGCCGAGGACAAGGTCGCCACCGACCGCGCCATGGGGCACCGCTCCGCGCCGCCCGACCCTTTGGCCCGGCCCGCCACACCTACTCCCCCGGCCCCCAAGCCGGCCAAGCCGGGCTTCATGGAGAGCATCTTCGGCCCCAGCAACAAGCCCAAGAAGTAATGGCAGATCGCACCGACTGGCCCTTCGCCCTCCAGCGCGGCTACGACGACTTCATCAAGGGCCGCCCGCGCGCGCCCGCTCCGCCGGAGGATGTGGCGGGTATGGACCCGCGCTTTCTGCTCTGGGCCGGCTATGCGCTGGCCATGGCCAATGAGCACCACGCGCGCCGCAAGGCTATGGATTTGCTGGAGGTGCAGGAGTGAATGAAGTCGAAACCCATCCGGTCCAAACTCGTGCCCCTATCCATGATGGTGCGAGATGCCCAACGGTAGTAACACTTCGGGCCTATGAAGTCTACTGCGTTTTGTTCGGCGAGCAACCCGCAATGGTAATGAATGGCTGTCGGGGCGGCTTTGGTGCCGGCGAATTGATCGCTTTCCTTTACGCGCGGTCATTTCCAAAAGATGAGTGGCGCAAGCGCTTCGATGAGGCATTAAAGGGCATGAAACAACTGTGAGTAAATGTTCCCAATGCGATGACACCGGAGTTGTTTGTGAAAATCATCCTTCGCTGCCGTGGGCGGGGGTGAGCAACGATTTCTTCGCATGCGAGTGCGGTGCGGGCATGCCTTGTCCGGCTTGTACCACTTCAGTTCCGCAAGATGGCACACATCTTATTTCTGATTGCTTCATACCAAGGGTAGCAAAGCATTGACCATCATCCATTCTTCACCACCCTCGATTTTGGTCAAGCGCACCGGCGCCCTCGGCGACGTCCTCGAAACCACTCCGATCATCCACCGCTTGCGTGCGGAGAACCCGCGCCACGAAATCTGGGTGCAGACCGACTACCCCCAGGTCTTCTGGGCCAACTCCGACGTTGCCGGCGCTTCGCTTTCTTCTAATCTAATCTACACGCGCGAAATCGATCTCAATATGGCCTTCGAGAACCGGCTGCGCCAGTTGCACCCAATCGACGCTTACTCGGAGGTAGCTTTCGGCGATCGCAATACCGAGCATCGCCTCTACTTCAATTATCCGGACTCCTACCCGGTCCCTGGCACGATCGTCATCCACCCCTGCCGCAACTGGCCCATCCGCACTCTACCCCTGGAGTTCTGGCAGCAATTGGTCGATTTACTCACGGCCCAAAACTTCAATGTCGTGGTCACGGGCACCCATCAAGACCACGATGGACTTACCAATGTGCACGACACGCGCAGCCGCCTGACCCTGGCCCAGCAAGCCGCCCTAATCGCCTCCGCCGACTGCTTCATTTGCTCCGAAAGCGGCCCGATGATCCTGGCCCAGGCCACCGGTACCCCGGTAATCGCCATGACGACCATGGCTCACCCCGGCCACGTGCTCCACTTACGCCCCAACGACGCGCCCACCCACATACTACCCACGCCGCTGGGCTGCGGCGGGTGCGAGTCACGCTTCACGACCCCGACCACCTATTGGGATTGCCCCCTCGGCCACGGTGATTGCGTGCGCTCCTTCAGCCCCCCGGCCATCGCCGATCTCGCTATCAGCCTTGCCCGCTTGCGCTGCGCCAGCGCCGCAGCCGCCGCCTAGCCCATGCCGCACCGCCAGCCCTTCCCCGCCAATGTCATCGGCCAGGGCACCGCGCGCACTGTCATCCTGGTCGCGGCCACCATTTTGCTGCTGGGGCTGGCCTATATCTATGGGGCCCCGCCGCAGTAAGCGCTTTGCCGCGCCCACGTGCGGGGGCATTAGTAGCTTAGAGCAGTGGTGGGCAGCCGGAGCCGGTTGGCAAGCGTACGTAGTCAATGCCGAGGACCAGCCCACGCCCCGCTAGGCCCGAGGGCAAGGCAACGTTGCTAGGCGCAGAAGTCCGTTGAAACAAACGGTGGGTTTCTAGCGAGTTTATTATCGGGCAGAGAGACAATGCTGCGGCCCTAAGCAAGCCGCCTGCTCTTATCTTATTTATAAAGGCAAGATGTTGTGACACCTGAACAAGTCCGCGAGGAAGCTGCCAAGCGCGCCGAAGATTTGGAGCAGCGCTGGCGCCGCTCTGCTGTGAGATTGCGCGAGCGTTACGCTAAGCTATGGTTTGGCGGTGCTAATTTGCGGCGCGATGCGAGTACGCTGGAAGAAGCCGCCAATGGTCTTGCAGCGGTGGCCCACGTTATTCGCCTTATTGATACCACCCAATAAACAGCTTTGCCGCGCCCGCGCGCGGCGCTAACCTTGCTCTTGTCCCACAGCGGCTAGCCCCCTAGCCGGCCCACGTAGCGGCAACAGCGATCCAGGAATATCGGAGAAAGTTGCCTTGCGGGACGCCTATGCCTACGCTTAACGGGAGGGTTGCATGACTATCATGGGATATTGGCAAGAGATGATACGGCGTAGTGGATGGCCTTGGAAAGATAATAAAGAAGAAAATTTTCCGCGTCCGCGTTCTAATTACCGTGATCCTACTTGTCCAAAGTGTGGAATCGTTTTGGGAAACAAAATGATGTATTGTTGCCCGCATGGCCATTGTCCCGTCGGCCTGAATTAAATTTATGCGCGTGCTCGTCACCGGCGCCGGGGGCTTCGCGGGCTCGCACGTAGCGCGCGCCCTGGCCGCGCTGCCTAACACCCACGTGGTCGCGCTGGCCCGCGCGCGCTCGCCCGAGAACCAGTCCCTGCACGCGCTGGGCGTGCGCTTATACGATTGGGACCTGGCCGAGATCGGCAGTCTCCCCGGCCCCGCGCCCGAGGCCGTTATCCACTGCGCCGCGGCCGGGCCCTGGCACGACGCCTACAAGATCGCCGAGGACAACGTCGCCTCCTTCATCTACCTTGCCGATGCCCTCGCGCGCTGGCGCCCGCGCATCGTCATCTTCTTCTCGTCCATCTGCGTCCATGGCGAACATTGTAAACATAATGCCATTTCGCTGATGCACGAGGAAACACTCCGCATCAACCCCGACCCCTACGGCGCCAGCAAGTATATGGGCGAGCGCATCTTGGCCGGTCTCGACATACCCGCGCTCGCGCTGCGGCTGCCCGGTATCATCGGCTTGCGCGCCAGCGCGCGCAACTGGCTCCCAAGTCTAGCGGCGAGATTGCACAGCAATCACGGCGCTAGACCTGTGGCGATCAAAGCCTACAATCTCGACGCCCCTTTCAATAACGCGGTGCATATCGCGGACCTCTGCGCGTTAATTACGCGCGTTTTAGCGCGTGATCAAATGCCGCGCGGATTGGACTCCGTCACCTGCGCCGCCGCTGGTCAGATAACGGTGCGTGAGGCCATTACGCGCCTCGCTGCCGGCCTCGGCCAGACCATCGAACTGACCGAGGCCCTCCCGGCCAAGCCACCCTTTCTTATCTCCTCCGCGCGCGCCATAAGCCATTGGGGCTATGCGCCGCAGGAAATCGGCGCGATGATCGATCGCTACGCCGCCGAGGTGGTGAACTATGAAAGTTGACAAGGCGGCCGTTAACAAGCTGGTCTTCACTGCCCAGAAGACCAAGCAGAATCAGCGCATCTGCTTGCACTCGGGCCCCGGGGCCCTGTTCCATAGCATGGTGGTGTGCGAGCATCGCGGCTCCTACTTTCCGCCGCACCGCCATGTCGCCCCCCCGAAGGCCGAGGCCCTCCATATCATAAGGGGCGACCTCGCGGTCTTTATCTTTGACGACAACGGCCAAGTCATCGAACAGATGGTGCTGGCCCATCATGCCGACCCGTTCCTCATGCTCATCCCCGCGGGCGCCTGGCATCTAACCACCCCGGTTTCCAAGCTGGTGGTCTACCACGAGAGCAAGCCCGGGCCCTTCCTGGGCGAGACCGACCGCGAATTCGCGCCATGGGCGCCAGCCAGGGATGCCGATCCTGCCCAGCAGCAGGAATACATCAAGCAGCTACTGGCTTTGTCATGAGTAACGATCTTATTCAATTGCTTGGTTGGATTGACTTTTGTGAGCGTGAATTTCCTGGCAAAGACACGCATATCCCGGTCTGGCTTTGTCCACATGAATATTTGAAGAAAGCGTGCGAGGATGGTTTTATAGAACAAAAAGGCTTGCAGCCGCTCATTCCGCGCATAGGTATGAATTCGGTTATTTTTGGTTTGACCGATCTGGGGCGTCGAACACTCTATTCTACTTTGCCGAGGGCGGGGGAGAAGCCTGGCGTAGTTAAGTTTAGGCGGACCTAGTGCTCACGCCCGCCGCCTACGACCGCGCCGAGTTGCTGGCCGAGCAGGGCTTGCCCAACCGCCTCATCCAGGCCTGCCGCCCGGTCTTGTTTAATTACATTGGCTACCCCACCCGGGCCGCCAGCTCGGGCGCTTTATGGCGCTGGGCCGATGCGATGCACGAGGGCCGCTTCGAGGATGATTTCAACGAGAAGCTCGGCGGCCTGACCCAGGAGGAGTGGAGTTGGTGGCGCCAGATATCGCGCGTGGTGCGTAGCCTAACCAATGGTCACCCGGTTACGCCGCGCGGCGCGCTGGCCCGCGCCACCATCGCTTTCCGCGCCTTGCGAGCCCGCGCGGCCCCGCCCGCGCTCGTGGTGGAGGTGGGGCCGGGCTCGGGTTACCTAAGCGCGCTGCTCGGCCTGACAGGCTATACCGTCATGGTGGTGGAGAACGCCCAGGCGTTCTACCTCTGGCAGAACCGCATCTTCGCCGGACTCTTCGCGGACAAATTCGTGGACCTCGTCACCGAAAACCGCGAGAGTTACGCGGGCTGCGTGGTCCACGTGCCCTGGTGGCGATTCTATTTGCTCGATCCAGCCCCCTTAGAGGACTTCCCGGTCGATGCCGTCGCGGCCAACCACGTGCTCTGCGAAATGCACAAGGACGCTGCCGCCTACCTCGCGCGCCTCACCTCTATTTGGGGCTGCCCGCTGCTGGTCGAAGGCTGGGGCCTAGAGACCCTCAACGGTTCAGAAGGTGTTAAGACCACGCTGGACCGCCACCAAGTCATCCCGGCAGCGGTAGAAGGCACCGAGCGCCCATCCAACCTAACTGTTGCGCTGGCCGAAGTCCTGGCTTGGCAAACCGAGTTAGCCGCTGGCCCCCCCCCCCGGTCAGCGCCGATGAGCGCTGGTGGGTCATGCTCCACGGACCCGGCCACCATGGTTGAAAAATATAGGCCACATTTAAAGCAATGGGTGCCATTGTGGCTGAGGTTAAGATTGAGGCTGCCTTTGCATCGGATGAGGCCGTTGGCCCAGAGGTTATTTAAAAGATGAAAAAAGCTTTAATCATTGGCGGCGGCTTTGCGGGCTGCGCTGCGTCCCACCAGCTGCACCTCATGAGCGGCTGGGATACCACCATAGTCGAATCCTCCGGCATGCTCGGCGCCGGGGTGCGCACCATGTGGTGGGGCGGCCACCCGCACACCTTCGGCCCGCGCCACTTTTTGACGCAGAACGAGGCCGTCTGGGCCTACATGGATGACCTTATCCCGCTGCGGCCCATCCCGGAGCACGAATTCTACACCTATGTCGAGCGCGACAACGCCTTCTACTCCTACCCCATCAATACGTCGGACATACCCTTGATGCCCGACGCTGCCAAGGTAGAAAGTGAGATGATGGCGCGCCGTATCACCCCGGCCAGCGACGCCCAGAACTTGGAAGAATACTGGATACGCTCGGTCGGCCCCACGCTTTATTCCAAGATGGTTGAGGGCTACAACAAAAAGATGTGGGCCGTCGCGGACAACCGCGAGATAGATGACTTCGGCTGGTCGCCCAAGGGAGTGGCGCTAAAGTCCGGCCCACGCGCCGCTTGGGACAACGCGCTTTCCGGCTATCCCCACGCCGCCAACGGCTACGATGACTACTTCGCGCTCGCGACGCAGTCGACCAAGGTGCTGTTCAACACTAAAGTTGAATGCCGAAGTAGAAGTCGAAAAGAATTTTTAGTAGACGGTAAAATACATTCCTTTGACTTGGTGGTTGCCACCATATCGCCTGATGACTGGATGAATAGTGAGACGTATGGCCGCTTGCCATTCATGGGCCGCGATTTCCACCGCATCGTGCTGCCAGTGGAGCAGGCCCTCCCGGCCAATACCTACATGCTCTACTACGCCAACAGTGAGCAGTTCACGCGCGCGGTCGAATATAAGAAGTTCACGCGCCACCAGTCCCCGACCACGCTGTTGGGCCTCGAAATTCCCAGCCGGAACGGCAAGCACTACCCCATGCCCTTCAAGGCCGAGCAGCGCCGCGCCGCGCGCTACCACGCGATGATGCCCCCGGGCGTCTATAGCATCGGCCGCGCGGGTAGCTACCGCTACGGCCTCGACATGGACGATTGCATCGAGCAGGCCATGCAGATACGCCTAGAGCTCACCCAGGGCGGCCAGGACCACGCCGTGCCGCTCGCCAAGTGGCGCATCATTGACTAAGGGGGGGGACTAAGAATGGAATTTTTTGAGTTAAGAACGTCCGATTGGACGCGCGAATATGCCGAAGGCTGGTGCGCCGGCTATAAGATGGCGCGCGAAGCAGTGATGCGCAATCGCGATCATTATCGCGAGCTCTGCCATTATCCGGCAGAAGCGCACGAGAAATCAAT